AAATGATGATAACTAGAAAAAGCCCACTGACAGGCACACATAACACAATGTCTATTGATGTTACTCAAAGGCAGCTAGATGATTGGGAAGGCGGTATGTTAATACAGAACGCTATGCCCTCACACCTGACAGCAGATGAACGTGAGTTCATTATGACAGGTAGCTTATCATCTGATTGGACTAAAATGTTTGGTGATTGGAATGGAGAACTAGAGGAGGTATAAGATATGCTGAAACAAGTAGGTAACCGATACATAGTATATAATTCCAAAGGCTATGTAGTTATAATAACAACAGATGGCATAATAGCCAGGAATGTACAAAGCAGAGTAAAGGATAAAAAGATATGACAAGTAAAGCAGTAAAAGATACACGCCCACAGTGGGAGATTGATCGTGAAAAACGTGAGACAGTGCGAAACGTAGCAGCAGATCATCTACTGCCTGAGCAAGTAGCAGCACTCCTACAAGCTATGAATGCTATTCGTAATGCAGACCTTATGCTACATGAGACTTATGAGCTAGACGTAGATGCAATGAAAGACATTGATACATCAGAATGGAAGCTACGAAATGCTTTTCCAGGATTATATGAAATCATTACAATTAATGAGGATTAATAACATGGCACAACAGTATGATGACATAAACGACTGTGACACTTGGGATATAGACACGTTGGCTCCCAATGGCTGCGATTTACTAACTGATATAGCTAATGAGGATATTCAATATATGATGGAAGCTGACTTAAAGGACACACTGCGACAGATAGACATGGCAGGCTATCTATGATAGAGGGATCACTATCAATAGCCTTGCCCTACTTGATAATCTATATAGGGGGCTTTATATACTTAATACTAAGGAGCAGTGATGACGGTAAATAAACTAAAACCAAACTCTCTAGTGTCTGATGTAGTTGAGTACTACTTGAACACTAAGGCATTCGCTAGGCTTAAGGGCAGCACACAAAAGGAGTACGAGGGTAGCCTTAAGATAGCTTTGGAAACAAAGACACTACTAGGTAAAACATTAGGAGACACTAGACTAAACAAACTAGAAACTAAATGTGCTAACCATTTGTATGAGCAGTGGTTAGACAGGGGTATAAGCAGAGCTAATAAGATATCTACTATCACATCTATTATATTCAACAAAGCAATTAGCTTAAAGATACTGTACTACAATCCAATGATCGGCATTGACCGTGTACCTAACAAAGAACGCAAGGTTATGTGGACACCTGAGCAAGTCAATCTGTTCTTAGACACAGCCTACAGTCAGTGGAAATGGCGCTCCATTGGTTTGATTGTACATATGACTTACGAGTGGGCGCAACGTCTAGGTGACATGCGACTAATGACTTGGGATAAGATAGACTTAGATAAGAAGCGCATGGACTTAACACAGAGTAAACGTAATGCAGATGTTCATCTACCTATTAGCAATGAATTGATGCATGTACTGGAACAGCAACACAAAAGCTTTGGCTTCCAGGATTTTGTAGCACCGCAGATTGTGCATAGTGATGGTTTGTACAAGCCGTACATGAAAGGGAACCTATCTAGCTACATTAACTCAGTCAAAGAAGCTGCTGGACTACCAGCAGAGCTTACTGCAATGGATATGAGGCGCACAGCCATTACTGAGATGGTTGAGGCTGGCGTTGATGTACTACAGATCAAACAGGTGAGTGGACACAAGAACATCCAGTCACTAGATCCTTACCTCAAGCATACATTCAGCGGTGCATCCAGTGCATTAGCCCAGCGCCAAGCACACAAAGTAAAGGAGGACACTTAACATGAACATTAGAGCATACCTAGACACACTAGACCTGAGCGATGGGCAGAGCTTACGCAAGGATTGCCCTAGCTGTAGAGCTAAGAACACATTCACTGTGTCTAACGATGGTGGCTCTATGGTTTACAACTGCTACAAGCTTAACTGCACACTAAGTGGGGCTTACCACAGGAACATGACTGCCCAAGAGATACAGTTGCGCTTAGTCAAGCAGAAACTATCTAAGCCACCTGAGATTGAGACAATGGTTATACCTGAGTATGTGGTGCAGCCTACAGATGAACACCCACTGTTGCATAAATACATCAGTGATTGGGACATACCTAGTGACAATCTTATGTATGACGTGAAAGATTCCAGGATAGTGTTCCCTATTTACCACACAGGTAGATTAATTGACGCTAATGGCAGGTCACTGACAGGTAAACAACCTAAGTGGCTAAGGTACACAGGCAATGCACACTACTACATGACAGGCAAAGCCAAGGATGTCATACTAGTTGTTGAAGACATAGTGTCAGCTATGGTAGCGCATCAGATGGTTCCTAGCCTATCAGCTATGGCTATCTTAGGAACTAGTTTAACGTTAAAGCATATTGCTAAGCTAGGTGAGTACAACAGGATTGTTGTGGCTCTTGACCCAGACGCATCTCATAAGACGTTGGCATTTAAGAGAGAAATAGAACTGTGGACAAATGTAGAGACTATAGCTTTACGGCTTGACGATGACATAAAGTATCGTTTAGCATCAGACATAGAGAATCTTAAGGAGGTAACATGACAGACTTACAGATGTTCTTAAAGGAGATGGGGCTTGACAAGACACAGCAAAGTGCAGTAAGACAGGAGCCTGATAGCAGGGCAGTGTACTTAGTTAAAGGGTACTACAATGACCCACGCAATTTTAATGGAGAGGTTCCCTTCTAATGACCCAAGGTGAATTGTTTAGATTAAATGTTCTTATACCTGAGGATCAAGATACTAAAGTATGTATATGGTGTAACAAAAGTAAAGGTGTTAGTTTCTTTGCTTATTACGGTAGGAATGCTGATAAGAGAGACAACAGGTGTAGACAGTGCGTTACGCATAACAAGAGAGTTACAGATAATTTAAAAGCTAATGCCCCAGATAAGCCTGAAGTTTGTGAGTGCTGCAGGAAAGTACCAAAGCCAAAAGTTAATGCTTGGGGAAAATGCAAGTCTGACTTTGTTTTAGACCACTGCCATGACACTGAGACATTTAGAGGGTGGCTTTGTGACCACTGCAACTTAGCTATAGGTTTATTAGGAGACAATATTCCTGGAGTTAAAAAAGCTTTAGACTATTTAGAGAGAGTTACAAAGGAGAATAAGTAGATGACTACAATGTGGGTACTAATATGGTTTCAGGTAATACCGACAACAACTGTAAGGTATCACCACCTAGATACATTTTCTAATGAAACACTATGCCTGTCAGAACTAAGACACGCCGCTGTTATGGTGAATGACAGGTCAGAAACAATAGAGTGTATAGGAGTACAGATAGATGATTGAAGCAACATACATAGACCACATGGGTAGTGACATATCAGTGGTGAACGCAGCACGGGTTAGCTTTGGTAAGAGTAGTGGCTGGGCTAGCTTTAAATCTGGTGATGCACACAGGGGTGTATTACATGACAAGGATCGTAAGCTAATCCATTACCTAGCCCAGCACCGTCACAAGTCACCATTTGGTCACGCCTTTGCATCCTTCCACGTTAAGGCTCCAGTGTTTGTGGCACGACAACTTGTTAAGCATAAGTTCCTACGCTGGAATGAGATCAGCCGTAGGTACGTTGACAGTGAGCCTGAGTTCTACAAGCCTGAGTTACGTGAGGCAACTAAGGATAAGAAGCAAGGCTCTGGAGTTCCTATGTTTATGGGGGGCTATAACAGTACCTTGGATGGTGTGATACAACAGTCAGGCATCGAGGCAGGTAAGCAGTACAAGTACCTACTTAAGATGGGCGTGTGTGAGGAGCAAGCAAGGATGGTGTTACCACTTAACCACATGACTGAGTGGTACTGGTCAGGTAGCCTTGACGCCTTTGCTGATATGTGTAACCTACGCCTTATGACTGACACACAGTACGAGACACAGTTAGTTGCACAACAGATTGATCAGATCATGTTGGGTCTATTCCCTGTATCATGGGAAGCATTAGTATATGGAGATGATGAATGAGTATGTGTGGTGAGAAAGAGAACGTACAGCGTGAGATAGCTACTAAAGAAGAAGAACTATTTGCGTTGACTAAAGAGATAACAGACTTACAATATAGATTAAAGAAGTTAGAAGGGTTTGACGAACACTACATCAGACCTATGACACATGAAGAGCAGCAACGCTCCAAGGAGAGAGAGGCTATCAACCATGTTCACCGTTGAGTTTGAATCAGATGCTTCAATAATTACTACACTAGACCACGATGATCAATTTGAGGATGTTGAGACTGTTATTGCAGACAACGATATTGTTTACATGAGGCAGTTTGATGATAAGCTTAATGAGTATCAGATGTTATACATGAGCCGTCAACAATTCCTGGATATCATTGCGGCTTACAAATCGCCTGAGGGTGCGTATCGTATACAGATGGGAGATATATAATGGAATTAGCACTACTTAGAACACTAATGGATAAAGACTTCTACGATAACCACAGGGGTATTCGTACACCTGATAAGTTATTTACTAAGGATGTGCGTAAGATCAAGTCTACTATAGATTATGCTATGGAAACGTATGAGAAGAACCTCACAGTACCTGAGTTAGAGGGTTTGTTCTTTACACACAACGCTACTATCACAACAGCCAACAAAGAAACATACAAAGATTTATTCAAGAAGATAGAAAAACAAACACCTATGTCTGAGGGTATAGCTGAAGAAGTTTTAGGTAAACTGTTCCAGCAAGTAGTAGGCGAAGAGATTGCTAACTTAGGTTTTGACTATGTAAATGGTACAGAAACAAGCCTAGAGCCTATGCGTAAGATACTGGCTGACTATCAAGATGACTTCATGCCTAACCTTAAGATTGATTGGGGTGATATCTCAATAGATAACTTACTTCAAGCTAATGACATACAGTCTAAGTGGAGGTTCAACATACCATCACTAGCTAACAAGGTAGAGGGCATCAGTGGTGGACACTTAGTTATTGTAGGAGCTAGACCTAACACAGGTAAGACATCCTTCCACGCATCACTAATTGGTGGACCTAGAGGTTTTGCTAGTCAGGGTGCTAAGTGTATCGTCCTGTGTAACGAAGAAGCATATGAGCGTGTAGGAGCACGGTATCTTAGTGCAGCTACCTCTATGTCAATGGAGGAGGTAAAGGGTAACTACGCCTTAGCTGCATCACGCTACGAGCCTGTACGTGAGAACATTAAGTTGTATGACTCCACAGGTAAAGACATGGCTTGGGTTGAGGCTATCATAAAGGCATACCAGCCTGACATAGTAGTACTAGACATGGGCGATAAGTTCTCCAGTAAGACCAGTGATAAGTCTGACGTATATCTTAAAGAGGCGGCTATCCATGCACGTAACATAGCTAAGCAGCATGACTGTGCAGTAATCTGGATGTCACAGCTGAGTGCAGTAGCTGAAGGTAAGGTGTACGTAGATCAGTCAATGATGGAAGGTAGTAAGACAGGCAAGGCAGCAGAAGCTGACCTGATGGTTTTGATATCTAAGAACCCACAGGTTGAGGGTGCAGACGAACAAGATACACAAAGGCACTTGAACATTGCTAAGAATAAGCTTAAGGGTGGTTGGCACGGTGTAGTACACTGTGAGTTAGACGGAGAGAGATCTCAGTATCAGGCGTAAGAGGAGAGCGGCATGGAAATAGTACTAGACGTAGAGAACACCACAATAAAGCGTAACGGCAAGGTAATACTTGATCCCTTTGAGCCTACTAACTTCCTAGTACAGGTAGGTATGATGGCTGTCAAAAGTGGCTCTGAGTGTATCGTAACGCTAGATCATGTTGAGCAGAAGGATACCTCAGGCGCTGGGCGTAGAGAGATACAAAAAGTACTAGACATGACAACACTACTAATAATGCACAATGCACAGCATGACCTGATGTGGTTGTGGGAGTGTGGCTTCAAGTATGATGGTGCTATCTATGACACTATGCTTTCAGAGTATATCTTATTGCGTGGTCAGAAAGAACCGCTGAGCCTAGATGCCTGTGCTCAACGCTATGAGTTGGATGTGCAGAAGCAAGACACCTTAAAGAAATACTTTAAAGAAGGATACAACACAAATGAGATTCCTCTCAACGAGCTTAGCTTTTATCTTAGGGCTGATCTTGGCGCAACTATGGGGCTGTACCTCAAGCAAGAAGAGCGTTACGCAGACCCCTCCTGTGAAAGTCTTCATACCATCAGAGCCATTACCTTCAATACCTGTAGAACCCTCACCCGACTGTACATGTCGGGAGTCAAAGTGGATCTCACCGCCCTTCAGCAAGTAAGGAAGGAGTTTGAAGAAGAGAAGGCAGACATAGAGCACCGCCTACATAAGCAGGTTAGGCAACTAATGGGTGACACACCTATCAACATCAACAGCCCAGAGCAAGCATCACAGGTGCTGTTCAGCAGTAGGGTTAACAACAAAAAGGAGTGGGCAGAGCTATTTGATTTTGTCAAGACACCGCAAGAGTTTCGTGATGCAGTAAAGTCTAACTCTACCAGACTGTTCAAGACTAAGGCATTCACTTGCCCTACATGTAAAGGAGAAGCTAAGACATTCAAACTAAAGAAGGACGGTACAAAGTTTGCCAGACCTAACAAGTGTAAAGACTGTGCTGCTAGAGGCTACCAACTAAAGAAGACTAATGAGATGGCTGGACTAGGTTTCTCTGCACCCAGTAAGAAGTGGGTTAGTGCTAACGGTTTTAGTACAGGTAAAGATAACTTAGACGCACTCATTGCTACATCTAAGAACAAACGTATGGATACTGCAGTAAACTTCCTGTCAGACCTTAAACGTCTGTCAGCTGTGTCTAGCTACCTGTCTAGCTTTGTTGATGGTATATCTACGTACACTAAGCCCAATGGCTTTCTTCATGTAGGTCTTACTCAGCACATCACAGCTACAGGTAGGTTCAGTGGACGCAACCCTAACATGCAGAACATGCCACGAGGTAACACGTTCCCAGTTAAGAAGGTATTTGTGTCACGCTGGGAAGGTGGTCACATCTGTGAGGCTGACTTTGCCCAGCTAGAATTTAGGACGGCAGCATTCCTAGCTCAGGATGAGGTAGCTATAGCTGAGATACTATCAGGTTTTGACGTACACAGCTACACAGCTAAGGTTATCAGTGATGCAGGACAGCCTACAACCCGTCAGGAAGGAAAGGCTCACACGTTTGCTCCTTTGTTTGGGGCTACAGGATATGGCAGAAGTAAGGCTGAAGCATCTTACTATGAGCACTTCAATGATAAGTATCCTGGAATTGCAGCATGGCACAAGAAGCTAGGCAATGAAGCTATCAGGCTAAACAAGATAACTAACGTGTCAGGTAGGCAGTATGCTTTCCCTGATGTTGTACGAAGAGATAACGGTATGCCCACGCACTTTACTATGATAAAGAACTACCCAGTGCAAGGGTTTGCCACAGGAGATGTCGTGCCTCTAGTGTTGATAGAGTTAGAGGCTAGGCTAAATAAACTACAGTCATGCATTGTAAATACGGTTCACGACTCAATGGTTATAGATATTCACCCAAAAGAGAAGGAGTATGTGCTATCAATTATACAAAGTTTAAATGAAGACCTTGACAAACTTATAGAAGAAGCGTATGACATAAAGATGAATGTACCTCTACTATTAGAGGCAAAGATAGGACCAAATTGGCTTGACACAAAGGACGTAATATAGTATAACTTACTCTCCTCAATAAGCTCGAAAGGATATACAATGAGCACAGCAGTAGCACTATCAGTAGACGGAATGAACGTAGCAGACGCTATGGGTTTCTCTGCACCACAACAAAAACAACAGTCAGAACTGTGGCGTATCAATGCCTTAGTTAAGCAGGGTGTTGAAGCTGGTAAGATTAAAAGCACACCAATGTTTAGGGTACGTAAAGGTGATGAAGAGGTTTACTCAGAGAAGCTGAGTATGCGTCTGTTTGCTGAGCGCAGCCAGTGGACTAAATGGGACAGCGAAGTAAACAATACACAGAAGACTGTATTGGCTGGTAACTTAAATGGTGACATGAAAGACACACTAGGTGGCTTTAACCTTGGGCGTCCTACAGGTTTTGTACAAGACTTTGATGCACTACCTGAGGCAACTAAGCAGGTCATGCGTAGCGTTAAGCGTACTAAGGTGTTCATGGGATTAGTCAGCTTAGACAACCCTACTAATGAAGACGGTGACTCAGTAGAGTTTGCAGGTGAAGTACCATTTGTATTTGACGTTAAGAACCCTTCATCGTTGAAGGCTATTAACTCAGTGACAAGTACCTTGGTTAGCAAGGCTGTTACACCTATTGAGAATGTCATTAACTTAGCAGCCACTGAACACGCTATGCCTAACGGTAATAAGTTTGCTCAGGTCACAGCTTCTCTAGGTGACATGGTAGGCTTCTCTGAAGGAGATGACGTAATGTTGCGTGACTTCATGGCTTACGTAGAACGTACTAATGTTTGGGTTCTAAGTAAGTGGGATGAGAACAACGTAGCTACCATCTCACGAGAAGATGCATCCATTGTGGGTAGCATCGTTGATGTGCAGGACTTTGAGTAATGAATCATCCTGCTGAACTGTCAGTACACTCTTACCTTAGAAAAGCTATAGATGGTAAATCTTCTATGACTAAGGAAAACATTAAGCTGATCTGTGATGATGTCGCAGCAGCCTTAGAGAAGCAGTTCAACAGTGGTCCACGAGACAAGTTTAGGCTTAGGATGTCCAACATTGGGCGTCCTAAGTGTCAGCTTTGGTTCGATAAGAATAACCCTGAGACAGATATTCAAAAGCCAACCGCATTCATGTTGAACATGTTAATGGGTGATTGGACAGAGGCTATCTTCAAAGGGTTACTCAGGGCTGCAAAGGTTGAATTTAAAGATAACGATAGGGTCACCCTCAAGCTTAAGGGTGGCGCTGAAGTAAGTGGTGAATATGACATGGTGATGGACGGAGCAATAGATGATGTAAAGAGTGCATCACCTTGGTCCTACACTAATAAGTTTGTGGATGCAGAGACACTATCTAAGGGTGACAGCTTTGGTTACATCCCACAGCTTATAGGCTACGCAGAGGCAGCTGACAAGAACGTTGGTGGCTGGTGGGTAGTCAACAAGGGTAACGGACACTTCAAGTATGTGTCAGCTGCCTCACTGGATAAGAAGGCGGTTATGTCTGACATCCAGGATACGCACGACTACATAACTAATGACGAACCATTTGAGCGTTGCTTCACTGCTGAGCCTGAGACATACAGAGGTAAGGCTAGTGGGCATTTTAAACTCAGTAAGCAGTGTGGTTTCTGTGACCACAAGAAGAAATGCTGGCCCGAACTCAAGGTTCTGCCTTCTAAAGTATATCAGGGAAAGAAGATGGCTCCTGATGTAGAATACGTACACCTAGCTAATCAAGGAATGTTATAATGGCTACAGTAAAACTAGACGATGTTGAATATGACACAGAGAACTTTTCTGATGAGCAGAATAATATGCTTGCAGAGATTCAATTTAATGCAAACATGAGACGGCAAGCAGAATACAAGATAAATGGTCTTAAGATTATGTCAGCTGAAGTCATTAAACGCTTGAAAGAAACTCTTGTTGAGACACCAGAAGATGACGACAAAGAGGACGCATAAGTCTGGAAGGTATCGCAGCGGCTTAGAGAAAGAAGTTGCTGCGTTCCTCAAGCCAATTCAATATAAAGTCAGGTATGAAGCAATAAAGATAGAATGGAAAGACCTACGCTATCGCACTTACACGCCTGACTTTATGCTAGACAATGGTATTATAATTGAAACGAAAGGGTTGTTTGATTCTGAAGATAGAAATAAACACATACAAGTACGTAAGCAACATCCAGAGCTAGACATTAGGTTTGTATTTAGTAATGCAAAGGCTAAGCTATACAAGGGTGCTAAGTCTAGGTATTATGAGTGGTGTGAAAAGAATGAATTTATGTGGTCACATAGAATTATACCTGAGGAGTGGCTTAAAGAAAAAGGTAGGGTAATAGCTACCAACCGTATCTTACTAAAACAAGAAAAGGAGGATTAAGTGGCATACACTGTTAAAGCAAATGAGATAGCTTTTATAATTAGACCTGTGACTTTTGATAAAGAAAACAGATGGTCTGGTGACATCTCTACTGCTATTGCAATGCATGAAGATAGCAACTTAGAGGCAGATGATGTATCCTACCTAGTTGATTTAGTAACTCTACTAAGTGCATTCATTGACGTTATTCAATACGATGAATATGTTTATGATACAGTAGATGAAAGAAGAACTGAGATGATAGAGCTTGAATTTGGAAAGACACCACCTATATATGAAGAGGTAGAGGGTACAGACGGTAAGGTTCTTAAGTTAACTATCCACACTAAAACAGAAGGTAATGCATAATGAATGAAGATATACCTAAATTTGAGATAAAGACAAATGATCCAGTTAATAAGCCTGTACATTATAACCAAGGTGGTATAGAGTGCATAGATGCTATAGAGGCTATGACAGAAAAGATGTCTGGGGCTATAGCACCACATGCAGCTAACGTACTGAAGTACATGTGGAGGTGTGAGTACAAGAATGGGTTAGAAGATATTGATAAAGCTATGTGGTATTTAGGTAGGATGCGACAACGATGGGTGGACTTACATCAATGAAGAAACGATTTAGTGTAACGTTTGTTATGGAGCTAGAGGAGAATAATAATATATTATCTTCAGATGAGTTCTCCCATGCAACAGATGTTCAGGACTTAGTACTAGATACTTTTTATGACACAGATGATGTTGCCATAGAAAATTTATATGTAAAGGAACGGCAATGATTACACAAGAAGACATTGATTCTATACGGTACAAGACAGACATAGAAGAATACAATGACAAGTTTAATGCAGAAGGTATACCTAGAAATGATCTAGCTGCTTACAGTCAGTGGGTTGAGGGCAAGATAATAACTAAGGGCATGACAAGGCAGGTAGAGAATATCTTAGGTCTTGTAGGAGAGGCTGGTGAA